GGACGGTAAATCGTCAGGCGAGGAAATCGGCGGTTACAGAAAATACGCAGACGGAAAAAATATAAATTACATGATCATTCACAAGCCGACAGTAATTCAGGTAACAAAGCACATTGTTTCCAAAGTTATCCCCCCTGCTGAAAATCAGGAAATGGACGCATGGAAATTCTTCTATCGTGCATACGGTCTGGCAGATATATTGGATAACGGTGTACAAGGCATTTACTGCTCTTATGCAGAAACATAAGAAAGGAGATTTTTCATGAAAACAATCGGAATGAAACCGCATAAAAACCCAAATACAAAATCTGATAAGTCGCAAAAGCCCGATGAAAAATCAAAGGAGTGATGCATAGTGCCATACGCAACATATAAAGAGTACCGTTTGCTTTATGCAGGTACTCTTTTTACATCAAAAGAGCAGTTTGTGCCATGTGCAAAGAGAGCGTCTGAGTATATGAACGCTATAACTTTTGGGCGGCTTCAAGATGAAAATTGTACCGCTGTTTATGGTGATGTGCAGCGGCTTGTCAAGAAATGCTGCTGTGCCTTAGCTGAAAACTTTTTTTACTATGATGCTAAAATGCAGCCTGATGCAGCAGTGTCAGGCGGCACAAAGCAATCTGAAACTAACAGCAGATATAGCGTAACATATAGCAATCCCCTTGACAGCTTAAGTACACTTACAGGCGGCAGCTTTGAAACTTATCAGTATAACACGGCTCTAAGATATTTAGGGCGCACCGGGCTTATGTATAGAGGAGTTGACTGATATGTTTACAAATTGTGAAGGATGCACCATATATAAAGAAAAAGCAGTTGACTTTTCGCCTGTATGGGAGCGATATGTCATACCTAATATATATTGGGAATGCACACGTGGAGAAGCAGTAAGCGGCAAAGGTACAGAGCACAGCAATGAAGTATTTGTTTCCATTCCTGCTGCTTCAATTTCAGATTACGTTCCGGAATGTGGTGATACCATAGTAAGAGGTATTACAGATAAAGACTACAGGGAGATCGATGTAAACGATAGATACAAAATAAGTTCTGTGTCAGACTGTCGCTATGGCTCACCAGCCGTTCAGCACATAGAGGTGACGGCAAAGTGAAATTTAATGCGAAGATTCTTATGCCGAAATACAATCAGTTTCAGAGCCGTATTCAAAAGGTTCAGAAGTTTGTAGACAGCGAGGTCATAAGAAAATGTGATCCATATGTTCCGTTTAAAACAGGTATGCTGCGTGATTCTGTTAAATTCGGAACAAAGATAGGCAGCGGTAAGATACGCTGGATAGCTCCTTATGCACAAAGGCAGTATTACAAGGGTTCAGCCACCGGCAAGCGTGGAAGACGCTGGGGAGAACGTGCAATAGCTGCTCACGGCGATGAAATCATAAGAGGAGCACAAAAAAAGCTGAATGGGGGTAAATAATGGCATCTATTATAAACGCAATCAGAGAATATATTAAAACCTGCCCATATTTAGACAAAGGCTGCATATTAGGCGTTGACTGCTTAGATGCAGACCCTATTAGATATACAATTGATACAATCCCGTGTGAGCCTATTGTGTTAGAGTATATAGACGGCAGCAGTGTAAGACAGATCGAAATCACATTCGGCAGCCGTGAAAAATACGGTCAAGATGTTATGCAGAACATTATAAATTCGGACTTTTACGAAAATTTTGCTTGTTGGGTAGAACAGCAAGATAGAAAGCAAATATTTCCCGATTTCGGGAAGTGGCGTAAGGTACGCAGCATTAAAGTATTAACGAATGGTTATGCATTTGATGTGACCCCAAATACCGCACGTTATCAAATACAGCTGCGTATCACATATTATCAGGACAGACGATACAAAAAGGAGGAAAATTAAATGGGAAAAGGTATTGATGAAAAAGAAATAGTACTGCGTGCCAATTATCTGCCGTTTTTGGAATGTATAAACGATGACGGTACATCTACTTTCAACAGAATGGAAGGTTTTACAGACTTTGGAGAATCAAAAAATCCGGAAGAGCATGATAGTGCATATGTAGATGAGATCACAAAACGTACAAATATCATAAGCTACTCTTCAAGTTTTGGATATACATTTGAAGAGTATGAGAAGCATCCAGTACATGAAGAAATTATTAAGATTGAAGAAAATGAAGTGGTAGGAAAAGGAGCTGTAAGACGTGTTATCGTAGTAAATATGAATACTGCGACAGGTTCAGGAAGCGGTAAGCTCAAAGCTATGGCACGCATACGCCCATATACGATCATTCCCGATTCAAGTGCAGCAAATCAGGGCGTTATGACTCACTCAGGCAATTTTAAATCCAACGGTGAAAAGGAAGATATTTTTGTTACTGCTAATGTAAGCGATGACTGGCAGACGGTTGAAATCGATACAAGCAGCACTGCAAGCACTGTATCATATGGAGATACTGAATAAATGCAGCGCATCAAGGACGCAGTTAGCGTGATATGTGATAATAAATTGCCCGATGCTGTAAGCCTATTAGGCTGTGAATACAAAATCGAAACTGATTTTAAAAAATGGATAGACTTTTTCATTCTACATGAAAACGATGAGCTTTCATCTGAGGAAAAAATATTTAAGTCTTTAAAAATGTATACGCATGGTATGCCCAAAGACACTCTTGCAGCATATAAGGCACTTCAAATGTTTGCTGCTTGTGACGGACTGCCAAGAAATGCGAGTGCAACAAAAAATACCGGAGTAAAAAGCACTCCGGTATTTTCTTACCTTTATGACAATGCATATATTTACAGCGATTTTTTAAGATATTATGGTATCAACTTGCATACGGCAGAAATGCATTGGTATACATTTACAGCACTTTTTGACGGACTTCCGCATGAAGCCGAGACAAAACAGCGCATCGCATATCGCAGCGTAAAGCTGTATGAGATCAAAGACAATTCCAGACGCAATCAAATATCGCAAATACAAGCATCTATACGTATTCCGCATGGAAGTGTTCCAGCCGGTGAAATAGGCGGCAGACTATGGTAAAGGAGGTGTTTTCAAATGCCAAAATCAGACGGCAGCATAGAAATAGACGCACGGATAAGTACTGAAAACTTTAAAAAGAATCTAAAAGATATGGTGAGTTCTGCTGAAAGCAGCACTGATGATATTGCCGAAAAGGGCGATAAAATGTACAAAGCTATGCAATCAGCTACGATGAAGCTTGCTGCTGAGTACAAAAAAGCAGGTATGAGCCAAAGTGAAGCTTCAAAAAAAGCATGGGCAGAAGTCAAGAAAACCGCTGAATATTCCTCTGTTATGGCTGCAAAGGAAGCTGCCAAAGCATCTAAGCAGGTTAAGAAATCAGCGGAAGAAGCGGCACAAGGCACACAAGATTCAGCTAATAAAGCTGGAAATTCTATCAAACAAATCCTTGACGAAATAGCACAAAAAGCAAATGAAACCTATGGCGATGTAGGTAAAAAAGGAGTAGATTTTGCAGATAAAATCAAAGGTGCTTTAACAATTGCCGGTATTGCTGCCGGTGCAGCTGAAATAGTAAAGCTCGGCACTGACTACGAAAAGGCTATGAATCAAGTAGCAGCTTCTACAGGTACAGCCGGGCAAGAACTTGAAAATCTTCAAACGATTTCTTCAAACATTTACAGCAATAACTTTGGTGAAAGCATGGAAGACGCTGCTGTCGGTGTTTCAGAAGTATACAAGCGTACCGGACTTATTGATGAAGAACTCCAAAAGGCTACAGAGTCGGCATTTTTGCTTAAAGATACATTCGGGTATGAGGTAGCGGAATCCACACAAGCTGCAACACAGCTCATGAAAGTATTCGGCGTTACAGCTGACGAAGCATATACGCTCATTGCACAAGGCGCACAGCAGGGACTTGACCAAAATGGTGATATGCTTGATACCCTGAATGAATACAGCGTGCAGTTTGCTAACCTTGGTTATTCTGCTGAAGATATGTTTAATATGCTCAAAAATGGCGTTGACCAAGGAACATGGTCGGTTGATAAACTTGGCGATGCTGTTAAGGAAATGAATATCCGCTTGAATGACGGTACAGCCGATAAGGCACTTGAATCCTTGGGACTGAATGCCGAAAGTGTTAAGATAAAGCTTTCAGAGGGCGGAGAATCCGCAAAGAATATGCAGCAGCAAATACTTACTTCTCTGATGGCTGTTGAAGATGAACAGGAACGCTACGTTCTCGGTCAAACTCTTATGGGCACCATGTGGGAAGACCTTGGTGAAGACGCTGTAAATGCTCTTATGAATACAAGCGGCGAAATTTCTAAGACGAAAAGCACTTTGGAAGAAATGAATGCCATTAAGTATGACGATATAGGCAATCAGCTTGAGCAGCTTAAACGTACAGCTGAAACCGAGATCATAGTGCCGCTTACAAAAGAATTTATGCCTGTTATCAAAGAGATATTCAGTTTTGTTTCAGACAATTCCGAAAGCTTGGTAAATATTATAAAGCCTATTAGCGGCATTTTAAAAGGCATATTTTCCATTGCAAATGCAGCTTTAAAGCCGATCACTGCAATACTATCCCCTATTTTGAATTTAGTGGGAAAGTTTACAGGTGCTATCGGTGATATTGCATCTGCATTAGCAGGTACAACGTCAACAATCGAAGATTATAACGGTACTATGAAAGAATGCGGTACTGAAATTGCAAGCACTTCCAAAGCATTACAGCAGGCAAAAGAAGAATTCGGTGAAAACTCTGATGAAGTACAGCAGCTTCAAAGAGATTTGGACACACTTAATGCACAGTATAGAAAAGGTGGCGGTGATGCTGCCGTTTACAGTGAAAAGATTGCTGAAATATCAGATTCTTTCGATGAATTAAAAGAGTCTCAGCAGGAAGCTATGGACGCTATAGACGATTCAGAAGGTTCAGGATTAAGAGCTGTTTCAATGCTTGAAATGCTTTCCGGAAAAACGCAGCTTACATCTGCTGATTTAGATACTATGTCTAAATACGCTGATTATTTAAATGATACTTTCAATTGTGATATTGAAGTTGATTACGATACAGGCAAGCTTATAGGCTTTAATCCTGATACTGCTATAAAGCAGATACAGGATAAAATAAATAAAAACAGGTCATCTCAGGCTTTCGACTACATAACGAGTGAAAAATTTTCAAGCAGTTACATTGACGCAGCTGAAACTTACTATGAAAATTATGAAAAACTGCGTAATATGCAGATAGAGTTTGACCAGCTCTCAAAGACCGCATACTATGACTTCAACGGAAATGTTCGCTATGCAGATGATGACAGATTCAAAGAATTGTCAGAACAAATTCCTTTGATGAGAGAGGAATGCAATAAGAATAAAGATGCTGTTGCTTTGATGAATGATGAAATTGAAGAAAACGGCAGAATTGCCGGTCTTGATGCTGAGTCAATAGAAGCACTTCAAAGTGCTATGGACAAATCTGCAAAGACAGGCAGTGACTTCATCAGCATTGAGGAAGAAGCAAATCGCAAGATTAGTGAGCAGGAGTACGGAATTCAATCTGCCAAAGGCGTTATTGAAGATTATTCGGAAGAAATATACAAAATTGCAGAAGCTTACGACAGCACTTATGAATCTGCATATGACAGCATATCAAATCAGTTTGGCTTATTCAGTGAAGCTAAAGCGGACGCAAATGCAACTGTCGACTCATTCATGGAAATGACTGATTCACAGCTTAACTTTTGGGATACATACAGCAAAAATTTGGAAACTTTACAGAGCAAGTCGTATAAAGACCTTGGTATTTCAAAAGAAAACTATGATTTGCTTATGGAGCTGGCGTCAAAGACTGATACGGAATCGCAAAGTCTTATCAGCGATATGCTTGCAAATGGCGATTCTGCCATTGTTGAAACAGCTAACAGGCTTGGAGAACTTGAAGATGCTCATAAAACTGCTGCACAAAATCAAGCATTGGAGCTTTCCGGCATAGAGGAAGAGCTTGACCGCCATATAGGAAATATACGAGAAGGTGTTGAAAAGCTTGACCTAAGCGGTGAGTCTAAAGACTACGCAGAAGCCACCATGAACGAGTACATAAGCGGCATTAGAAACAACATTATAAATGCACAGAAAACAGCACAGAGTCTTGTAGACGCTGTCAAAAGTACATTTGAAAGTGCTGATCTTACTCTTAATATGAGCGTTACGGCATCTTCTGCCGGCAGCACACCTGCGCATGCAAAAGGTACTACTAATGCAGAAAATGTATTTATAGCAGGTGAAGAAGGTCCGGAGCTGATAGTCGGAAAAAGTGGCAGCACTGTTTTTCCACACTCTGAAACTGCTAAAATCGTGGGCGCTGTAAACAGTATACTGCCCGGTGCCGATTCTGCTGTTGCCAAAACTCTAAGCATTATGAATTCCCAAGGTGCATCGTCTGTAAATGCTGCATCGCCTGTCTTTAAAGAAATGTACGCACCAACACCTATAGTTTCTGTACCGTCTGCTCCACCTGCTGCACAGCCGCAAAGCAACATCTCACCAAGCTTTAATATCTATATAGGTGATGACCAGATAAGGCAATTCGTAGTTGAAGCAGTAACAGACGCAAACGCAAATACAGGAGGCTGGAGTGTATGACAGCGATTTTTTATGAGATAAACGGTACAGAATACATACTCAGAAATTTTGCCAAATTTGACGAGTCATACTCAGAAAGCATAAAGAAGTTTGAAAGTGAATCCGGACACGCTATCGTCTACCCTGTACGCAGTGGGAAACGCTGCATTTCCCTTACTATAGAAGCGAATTCCGTATATTTAAACGTACTTAAAAGGCTGTTTAATCAGCCTGTAATACATCTAAAATACACACACGGTTCTGATGCTGACACGGACTATATAGGCAATATCAAGCAGCAAATACATAAAGCAGACTTCATAAAAACAAGCAGCATAAGCATAAAACAGATAGCGGATATTAGAGTAGCTCTTACAAATGCCGGTATGGGCTGCTCTTATGGAAAGCTTGGATACTATGACCGCTTTGGTCGTGGAGCTTACGAGCTGTCTGTGTCGCTGGAGGAGGTGTAACACTATATGTTGATAGAGGAACATTTGAAAGGCACAATATATATACCTATAAACAAGGGCAGTGACGGCAACCCAAACTTTGAAATAATAGAACATCACTTCACAGAAGACGATATAATTCATGGCTCATGCAGCATAACGTCAAGATGCTGTGATGACCAGACTTTTTCTATAGGTGGTGTCCGTCCGGCTGAGCTTGCTTTAAAGCTAAGGCTTGAACTACCTGATGTAAATGCGTATACGCTATATGGTGCAAAAATAAGGCTGTACAGTGCATACCATACCGCTCCTGTACCTGATGATAAGTGGATTTTGCGTGGCGAATTTTGGGTAACGTCTGTAAAGCGTACTAAGACTGTCTATTCTCTTCGTGCATCTGACGCTATCATCTGGCTTGATAGTGGATCATATGCTACAAATTATGCGGCAGAAAGCAAAGTTGAAAATAATCCTATATATCAAGTGTGCGTTAGCCTTGGTCGTTCAATAAACGGAAATCTTGAGGATGGCGTTTTCTCATATGTAAATGAAACTTTGAAAGAAATGTCGTCAGAAGAGATTAAATACAAACTTTATGATGACATCACCAATGGCGATAATGGAGCCTTTGCCCTTCTTCCTGTAGATGTTTCAGGAGCTGCCGGGTCACGCTCACCACGTGACTATGCTGCACACTTAACTCAGCTTGCTGCCGGATGTATGCAGGTACTTGCAGACCCTGACAGCCCGGACGAAGCAAAAATATTTGTTACGCCATATGGATACGAGCCTCAAAAAGGATCAGAAAAATTCAAAGCATCATGGAAAAATACGATAGAAATACAATATGAGGACATAGAACTTGACAGCTGCGACATCGCTGACTATGAGCTGTACATACACATGATATATACCAAAACATACGATGAAACCGGCTGGAGCTGCGGAGGCACAGCACACAAGTACAGCGGCAATATCGTTGTTGACTTGTCTGGAAACCCGTTTCTTGACGGAAGATGGTACAACTGGGGAATAACAAATGGTGTAGATGAACTGATCTTCTCAGTGATGAGCAACATCGGTACGCAGCTAAGCCAAGTCCATAAGCGCCCATTCAGTCTGAAGTGCCACCATGCCTTCAAGTCGCTTGAAGAGATGCCAAAGCTTGGACAAAAAATTAAAATAGAAGAAAAACCGGGTGAATGGAAAGAAAGTTTTATTACAAAAATGATATGGCATTTTCGTGGTGGCTGGGAGTTCGGAAGTGCCGGTTCTGATTCAAGAGTCCTTTCGCAAGCTGCAAAGAGAAATCTTGCGAGCCACGCTGAAGATAATGCTAAGACTTATGCAAATATTGCTGCAAGGTCTGTAGACAGTAGAGTTTCTTATTTAGAGAGCTTTTATGACGATGAACTTTCACGCATATGGGGACATCTTTCAGCACTGGAAAATCAGTAAAGGAGTGAAAACATGATACTTACAGCAAAAGGAAAATTCATAGACACAAAGCCTATGGAACGTCTGCTTACGCAAGGTGAAAAGTATGCAGACAAAATTCATTTTGTACTTCCTGCTATAAATAACGATGTTAATATCGTAAACTGTGCATTCGCAATTCGCACTGTAGCTTCAGACGGCAGCATGACGGAAACCGGACTTACGGCACAGCGAAGCATTGAACAAGTTCTTCTTACATGGGATGTGCCTGAAAGCGTGACAGCAGTAGCGGGTATGCTGCAAATGGAGCTTGTAGGGATAAAAGATTCAGACATCATTATCAAGTATAAAATGCCGGCTATCTTCATCAAAGGTGCAGTCATGGGCGACCATCTTCCGCCTCCTGACATCATAGAAGAAAAGCTTGCCCAGATGAACGGCATACTTGCACAGGCTCAGGCGAAACTTGATGAAGCAAAAGACATGGTAGTAAACATATCATCTGACATTATCGACAAAACCTTAGCCATTTCAGACAAAGCGGCTGATGCTAAGATAACCGGTGACAGGCTTGAGGGGCTGAGCGGCGATATTACAAAGATTGATAACTTGGTAAAAGGTATCCTAACAAATATGTCAAGCGGTGCAATCGGTCAGACACTTATGGAAGTCATAAATGCAAGGACGAGCAGCATAACCGGCGAAGAATTCCCCTCTCTTTCTGAAAGACTTGAATCCGACTTTTCATATCTGAAGAAGGTTATGCGTGCAGTTGACGTAATATCTTCATATATTGAGATAAGCATTGAGGAGTGTGGAGAAGATGTAGAAGCGGTAATATCTGCCGACGAAACACTTCGTATTGCCGGTACTGGCAGCATAAATGAAAGAGCATTTGTAGGTAGAGAAGATTTCAGATATGTTGAAATCAATATCGGTGGTAATGTCGGTGCATGGGCATTTGCTGGCTGTAAAGAGCTTAATGAAGTAAAAGTTAATTGCACTAAAATTTGTGATGAGGCATTCTTGTCTTGTCCAAAGCTGCATTGGCTAAATATTGGCAAATCAGTATCGGAAATAGGCTCAGAAATTTTGACTGGCTGCGCATTTTATATGCCAAGCGGCGTAAGAATAATGTACGATGGAACTATGGAAGAGTGGAACGCTGTTGTTAAAGCTGAGAATTGGGTCGGTAATGGTGTTGACGTTGAAAACAATGTTGTTATCTGCTCAGACGGCACGGTGGAGGTGTAAGTATGGATTTAAATTTTAGCAAAGGCAAAGTAACAAGTGATTTTAAAGAAGCAGAAAATTTTGAAAATATCAAATCCGGCGAATCTATAAGTACTATTTTTGGTAAAGTTCAAAGATGGTATCCTGAAATTGAAAGTTGTATTACGGAAGACGGTTTAAAGGATGCTCTAAAAGACTTGCCACAGCGTTGCTATAAAAATGATTCTCCAAAAGGGACAAACATTATACCTAACGCTTCTAATACGGCATCAGGCAGCTATTCTATCACAGCTGGAATTAGCAATAATTCAGAAGGTAACTATTCAGTTGCTATTGGCAATGGAAATACATCACAAAAGAATTATGATGTTTCAATAGGTTTTGGCAACACTGTTTCTGATGAATATTCATTTGCTATAGGCGGACACAATGCCATTACAGGGTGTGATTCTTATGCATTGGGACGAAATAATGACGTATCTGGTGATAATTCTTATGCTATAGGAGTAGTAAATAATGTCAATCAAAATTTTTCTTTTGTACTTGGACATAATTTGATCTCTTCATATGCACATCAAGTAATTTTAGGCTCACAAAATATTGATGGTGATTATTTATTTATCCTTGGCAATGGCAAAAATTTCACAAGGTCCAACGCCCTAACCCTAGATTGGGACGGTAATCTTTGGACAGCAGGAGATGTTACAGCTACTGATTCTGACGGAAATAATGTAAGCCTATGTGAAACAGCACGAATTATGCGTGATTCTTTAGGTATGATCAAAAGCAAAAACCTGCTTAAAAATACAGCAGGAACAACCACGCAAAACGGAATAACGTTTACTTATAACGATGACGGCAGTGTTACCTGCAACGGTACTGCAACTGCTAACGCAGATTACATATACAAAATTACGTTGCCGCAAAATTCTTCATTTATATTATCCGGCTGTCCTACAGGCGGCAGTAAGTCTACATATAGTCTTTTTGCTAGGGATACGGCTACATGGTCTATAGTTTATTTTGATACAGGAAGCAGCAGAACAGTTAAGACCGGAGATTACACAACATGGCAGGTTGTAATACGTATTTCAAATGGACAAACTGTAAACGATATGACATTTTATCCAATGCTTAGAAATGCTGATATATACGCAGATGATGCAGAGTATGAGCCTTATAGTGATGACTTGCAGACACAGATAAATGAGCTTAGGCAGCTTATCATGACGCTTACAACATCGACAAATACTGAGGGGGTATAAACAATGATTGAAAATTTCAAACCGCAAACCAGAGCAGAAGCATATTGGGGTGCTATAAGTGGAGATTATAAAGGTGAGATTCCAAAGCCACAAACAACTACACAATGTTATCTTGCTGCTATGAGCGGCAATTATGACGGCGAACTTCCCACGCCGCATACAAGAATGCAGATGCTTATGAGGAATGCGGCTTTGGCTTTGCAAAGTGGTGAAGAACCAATTATTGAGTATACATATACAACAGATCCTGTTGCAGGCGGACATATTTTTAGCCTATCAGACATAAAGTCAATTATTATCCCTGATGGGTATACAGGGATTGCCGCTTATGCTTTTAATAACCGTGCCTTTATGGAATCAATAACGCTTCCAGACGGTATAACAAGTATTGGAAATGAAGCTTTTAGCACTTGTGGTTCTTTAACCAAAATAAATCTTCCAAATAGTCTTACAAGTATAGGAGAGGCAGTTTTTAATCAATGTATAGCTTTAGCTGATATAACACTTCCAGACAGCGTGACAAGTATTGGAAATGGTGCTTTTATGGGTTGTAAATCTCTTAAATCAATAACAATTCCAAGTGGTGTACAAATTCTGGGAACTGTTATGTTTAAAAACTCTGGACTTGAAACAATCACCATAAACAAACCGGAAAACAGCATTTCAGGTGCACCATGGGGTGCTACTAATGCAACTGTAGTATGGACTGGTTGATTGAAAGAGGTGAAGTACAGTGACAGAATCTATAATCGTGGCGATTTTATCAATGATAGGAACGCTGGGTGGCACATTAGGCGGCATTTTGACTGCAAATAAACTTACAAATTTTCGCATTCAAGAACTTGAAAAGAAAGTAGACAAGCACAACAATTTTGCAGGTCGTATACCTGTAATAGAAGAACAGATAAAGGTTGCAAATCACAGAATCGACGACTTGGAAAGGAGTAATCATCATGAATAGAAATTGGAAAACTTGGGCAAAGGCAGCAGCTGTCAGAGCTGTTAAAACCACTGCACAAACCGCAATCGCTACCATCGGTACATCTGCTGTACTTGGTGAAGTGAACTGGTTAGCTGTATGCTCTGCATCTGCTTTAGCCGGCATTTTATCAGTGCTGACAAGCGTGGCAGGTTTGCCGGAGATTAAGGAATAATAAAAAGACCGCCCGAAAAATTCGGACGGATGAATATATGTGTGAAAGGATTGATATTATGTTAAAAAACTATATTGGCACTAAGAAAGTCAAAGCTGTTTCTATGGACTGGGGAACTTATTGCGAATATATGAATCTTTTGAATGATATTTCAAGAAGTGTTACAGAAGAAGGTTATCTTGTTAAATGCTCTGATAATTATATATCATGGTCGCCCAAAAAGGTATTTGAAGATGCTTATAGAGAATCTAGCAACATGACATTTGGACTGGCAATTGAAGCTATGAAAAATGGCAAAAAGGTGGCAAGAGCGGGTTGGAACGGCAAAGGTATGTATCTTTACCTTGCAGATGGAGGATTGTTAACAGAAGCTATTGGAGATGGCAGCTTTCCATTTACAGACAGTATCGTGATGAAAACCGCAGACAATAAGTATTGTATCGGTTGGCTTGCAAGTCAAACTGATATGCTGGCTGAGGACTGGACAATCTTAGAATAAAAATAAAAAAACGAAAACGCTTGACAATTGCATGGGTAGCGGGTCAACAGGCGTTGCATGCGTTAATACAAACCGCAATTTTATTGGTATTGAGCTTGATGAAGAATATTTTAACATTGCAAAAGAGCGGATCACAGCCGCACAAAAATCTAAATATTATTGCTGCTGTGCAAGCTCTTTTAAAGCCTCAAAATAAAATTCTCCTTTGGAAATGTCAAGCTGCTTTTCATCAATGATATACTGTACTGGCTCAAATTTGATCTCTTCAGGGAAAATTCCGTACTTTTTCGCTTGAGATATGATGTCTTTTCTAAGCTCACCATATGCCCAAAAGTCCATGCAGACATTGCTTAAGTCTTCTCTTGTATCTTTTATAGTGTCAAGAAGATCTTCGTCACAGTCACAAGATAAGTGCAAAGAATCGCTGTAAAGCTCCTCTACTATCTGATCTACGCTTTCAATTTCATCTTCTGAAAGGTCGTCAAAAACGCCTTTCGCTTTAAGTCCTTCATGCATAAGCTTATGAAAATATGGAAAATCTTCATCATATACAGTCGCATCGAGCTTGATCTCTTCTCCAAGCAAGTCAGTGATAGTAACGCACATATATGACCCACGTGGAGCATTTTCCCAATGCACATCATACTTTGCCGCTTTTTGTGGAGCGTCCGCTTTTTCTTTTGCGTCTTTTATCAAAGCTTCCACATACTCACCTATAGGCACGCCGGATATAGCAGATAGCTTTTTAAGGCTCTCAATGGCATCGATATGCAAAGAAATGGTTATAGGGGCTTTTTTAGATGTTTCTTCAAAAGGTTCAACAAAAAGCTTATAAAACTCATTAAGGTCAAGCTCTTCATATGCCCAAAGTTTAGCTTCTTCGTATGTAAGTGGCTTTATAGAGCTTATGCCGTCTTCCGGTCTTTCGTACTCAGTGTGTATAAAAAATTCTCCCGTGCTTTTTCTGTACAAGCTTACGGTTTTGTCTTGGAAAAAGCTTTTGAACTGTGTGCACAGCGAAGCTGTGCTTGTGTTGTACTCTTTGCCTTTAGATGTATATTTCATTTTTACGCCTCCTCGCAGCCGATCATTTCTATAAAAGGTGATCTTGTATTGCAGATCGGACACTCTACAGAAGATATAGAATACTTACTATGATAGTGTCCCCAAAAAGTGCATCCGCACTCCATACAGTGGTACTTGCAAGGCATATCATCTTTTGTGATTTTTACATACTCTTTTTTGTCAATACAAAATTTTTCATAATTGCTCATAATATACTCCATTTCTCCCCGTGTAGCCGTTAGGTCAGCTTTTTAATGATTTTTAACTTTGTCTTTTTTTATATTTTTACATTGCTTCAGCTATAGCTTTCAGAGCCGCTGTACGGTCTTCTTTAGAAGGCATAGCAAGTCTACTACCATACTTGTTTAAAGCGTCTTTATTATCAATTTTGATCACGCAGTGTCCAACAGAAAAAATGTACTTAACGCCATCAGCAGAAATAATTTTTTTGTTGCGTCCTTTTTCTATGAGGCGGTTGAATTTTTCTGCAAAGAACTCGCTTGCGCCTTCTGCGGTTTCAGAAGTAAAAGTATCGAAAGCATATGTCATGATGCTTTGCATGAGGTTGTTTCTGATATCGATATAGTAAGAAGCACTGTCTACAGTGTCAAGCATCTTCTGTGCAGCTTTTTTATATATAGCTGTTTGCCACTTGTGAAGCTCAGTTGATGATGCTCTTTCTTCTTCTGAAGCCTTATAAAATCCCATCATAGACCACATATCTTCTTCAAAATTCAATTCCGCAATTCTCTTACGGATGTCTTCAGCCCATGCAATCTGCTTAACTGAGCCTTTAAGCTCTTTCATAGCTTTACAAGCTGAATTTTTAAATTCTGCCCAAGCTTTTTTGAGTGCTGCGCTCAGCTTTGCGATTCTGTCACCTGTAAGTGTTCTGAAGATTTCCCATGCTCTTTTCATAATCTGTGATTTCATAATAAATACTTCCTTTCAAATTTTAACTTTTTCGGTTCGTTTCCTTTACTGTAATTATATTATACCATAGGATTTACGTAAAGTCAATAGGTTTTACGTAAATTCTTTCAATTTGTATACTTGCACAAATATAAGGTTTGAATTTGTGCAAGTGTTATAAACAAAGCCATAAAAGAAAGGACTGATGCCCTTATGTCAGTAAAAACATATAAAAACGAAGATATAAAGCTCTCACCGCACTTTGAGCTTAAAGAATTCAAGTGTCAATGTGGCAAAGTACATGATACATTAGTATCTGACGAGCTTGTGCAAAAGCTTGAAGCTTTGAGATCTGCTCTTGACTGTAAAAGTATAGTGATCACAAGCGGCTACCGCTGTCCGTCTCATGATGCAGCAGTCAGCACCGGAAGAGGTCAGCATACAAAAGGCACAGCGGCGGACATATGCTGCTATGGTAAAGACGGAAAGCCGATAAGCTCAAAGCTTGTATGCTGTAAAGCTCAAGACCTAGGCTTTAAAGGCATAGCTAACATCACCAGTGCTTATGACTGTACTCATGTAGATATGCGTACATCTGGGCAGTGGTATGGTGATGAGGTCTATGGAAATGGAGACGTAACAAATGACTTTTACAGCTATTTTAAGATGCCTAAAAGTACAGTAGTCCTTGCAAAAGGCATAGATGTATCATATGCACAAGGAAACATAAACTGGTCGCACGTCAAGGCGGACGGCGTGAAATTTGCTCTTATACGTGCCGGATATGGAAAGGAAAGCAGTCAAGTCGATGATCAATTTGAACGAAATTACAGCGAGTGTAAAAGGCTGAACATCCCGTGCGGTGCTTACTGGTACAGTTATGCTAAAAGTGCAGAAGAAGCAAAGCAGGAAGCAAAAGTATTTTTACAGGTCATCAAAGAGAAATCCTTTGAGTATCCGGTATATATAGACTTAGAAGAGAAGTCGCAGTTTGCACTTGGCAAAAAGATTTGCAGTGATATAGTACAGGCTTTTTGTGATGTCATGGAAAACGCCGGATACTATGCAGGTCTATACTGTAGCACAAGCTATCTTGATAGCCATATATCAGACAGTATAAAGAATCGCTATGCTATATGGGTTGCACAGTATAACGATAAATGTACATATACAGGTGATTACGGTATATGGCAGTACAGTGTGGCAGGACATCCGGAATACGACTATGTTGGAGCTGGCAGAGTATACGGCGTTGATGGTCAGTGTGACCTTGACTATGCTTATATCGACTATCCGGCTATCATAAAAGCAGCAGGGCTAAACGGATTTTCTAAGCCCGATTTTAAGCCTGATATAGAAGAGCCAGCTCCAGAGAAAAGCACGCTTGAAAAAATTCTAGACCATGTTGCAAGCATTGATGAGAAATTAAAGTAATATAAACACCGCCCGGAGCTAAAAAAGCTCTGAGCGGTGTTTTTTATGCTTATATGACACAAAATATGACATAATACTAAAAAAATAACGGCATTTAGGCATATTTTAATTTTTGATTTTGGGTTCGAATCCCTCTCTGTCCGCCATATAAATTAGGATTACTGTTTTGTTGAGTATAAAATAGTAATCCTATTTTCTTATCTTTTAAACTTATAAACTTAGCAAAAATCACTTGCAATTTTTTATATTTCATGATATAATAAATCATTGTAAGGATATTCCCTACAATATGCGCCTATAGCTCAGTTGGATAGAGCGTCAGACTCCGACTCTGAAGGTCGTGCGTTCGAATCGCATTAGGCGTACCAGAAACATTGAAAAATCTCCACCGTCGGCTTTATCGGTTGGAGATTTTTTATAAACTTTCTATGAAACTTGAACAAAAACATTCAAGTTTTACCCTCCACCAGATTATTTATGAGAGGTATTTTTCTCATTAATTTTTAGAGGGTAATTCTATGACATTAGAAAACTTTGAGTACCGAACTGATTCGTTATTTTTGCGGAATCAACTCGCTGATAATCCAGATAAATTTGTCATTCCAATCATTCCCAAGCCTCATTTTGCACAAGAGGAACTTAGGAATCTTAGGCTGCTTGGTTTTAATCAGGTAAAACAGGATAAAGGTGCACATAGAAATCGAATGGTACACTTCTTTTTATATGATTATAACTTTGAAAAAATCTGGAAAGATCCTGCACCGTTCGTAGAGCTACTTCGTTCGTATCGAGGTGTGTTGACACCTGATTTCAGTATGTACACGGAAATGCCGCCCGCTATTCAGCTGTACAATACATTCCGTAATCGATGGTGCGGTGCATATCTGGCACAGAATGGTCTGCGTGTTGTGCCAACAGTCAATTGGGGAACAGAGGAAAGCTTTGATTTCTGTTTTGCAGGAATTGAAAAAGGTTCTGTTGTATCAGTTTCAACATATATGTTTCATGAACATGGCAATCACGCAGATCAAAAAGATATATTCTTAAAAGGCTATAGAGAACTTTTACGGCGTGTTGAGCCGGAATATGTGATTTGTTACGCGGCAGTGCATATGGAGGCAGCTGGAAGCCAAAAAAGCCAGATGATGAAAGATTTCTAGGGAAGCCTGGAGAAATAAAAACAAGTTATATTGGCGGATATAAAAGAGAAACAAAAATTGGAAGCAGCGGATATGCAATCAAAGAACGACACTACAGTACTGCTCCCAATGCCAAACATCACACAAATCCATATGATCACCAAATAACATGGGAAAATAATCATCCTAATTTAAGTGAGGCACAGAACTATTGGGACGGAAATGTGCCGGAATTTAAATATTATAAAAGAGTGGAGAATTTAAAAAATAATATGAATATGGAAAATAAATTTTACTCCCTAAATGAAGCAAAAGAAAGCATTCTTTATGGTGGCGAACTCATATTTCGTTATGAAAATAAAAACTATGGAATTACACGTTTGTCATCTGACTGTATAATTCTTGCAGATGAGGACGGTTCTAATGAAATAAAGTTTACTTCATTGGAGGCATTGCTAAATCATAAAATTGGAGATGTCAAATTCCGGGAGCTTATTATGAATGTAGAACTTCTTTATCGCAATTTGTAATTCTATGTGGAGTGCTTACCAAATTTAAAGGATTTAATAAAACTAAAGGAGGTATAAAGCAAATGGAATATAAAGATCAGCCAATCAATCCCAACTATAATCCGGATGACGATAAATTTGAAACACTTGGAGAATTCAAGTTTTATATTTCAAGAGGTTTTAATGTGGGATTTGAGTATAACGGTGTGGAATATGGTATCGAAGGACATAATAACAGTTTTGACATTTGGATCTATAATGGAGGAGATATTGCAAATGGCCTAACACTCGAAGAAACTCTTGATTATAAATTTGATGGTGTAAAGCTTCGGGATCTTATTCTTGATGCAACTATCACTGAAAGGCAATGTTCATGATATATTCAGCATATTAATACTCTGTCTTCTATTTTGTATAAGCATGACAATGAAAATCAAATGCATAAAGCTCCTCGTCCAAAGCTGATTGAGGAGCTTTTATTGTAAATTTTTCATGGTTTCAAGTTAAACTTAAAAGTTATGACACAAAGACTAATATTTACAAAAACTTCAACCCCGATTCATGCTCTGAAATCGGGGTTTTTCGACAGATTGAGTATATTTTTTGCGTTTTTATAAGTTATATTAATTTTAAATTACTTGATTTTTTAAAAAGATTTATGTTATTATTTTCTTAAAGTAAAGGAGGATGTGCTATGATCCGCATCGCTATTGTAGATGATGAACTTGCTATTGCAAATAACGTTTCAAAAATAACACAGATTCATGCTGATAAACTAAATATACCTGTTTCAACTACTGTCTATAATAGCGGACGTGAATTTTTAGATCAGTATAATATAGGCGATTATGATGTTATATTTCTTGATATTGATATGCCGGAATTTAACGGAGATATGCTGTCAGCAGAACTTATAAAAATAGATCCATCTCTTCTATTGGTATATGTGACGAATTACTGCAATGATGAAGTTTACACTATGTTGAAATATATGCCGATCGGTTTTATGAGAAAACCACTTTTTGAAAAAGAAATCGATTCAATGCTGAATGTGCTTAGAGAAAAAATAATAAATATACAAAAGACATATTCTATTCAATCGGGACGCAATGTGATTCATATTCCATTAAAAGACGTGATTTATATTGAAAGCGATAGAAATTATACATATTTTTATATGAGCCAACCTATTAGTCATTATTCAAATTATTATACAAATAAGGAACAATCATTCATTAAAGTTCGTAAAAAGATGGACCTTATTGAAGTTGAGATAGAGAAATATGGATTTATACGTATCCATGCAAGTATTTTAGTGAATTACAGATGGATATATTCGATACATAAAAACGAGATAGAAACGGACAATGGAAAAAAGCTGCCTATAAGCCGCAGCCGTAAAGTTGAAGTAGAAAATAAATTCATGTATTTCTCAAGGGGATGATAAAATGAAAACATTTTGGACAATAACAGAATTTCTTGCTGTTTTAATTGAGAATTGTATTATTTATGATTTCTACTCAAAATTTCATTCTGCAAAATACAAAACAATATGGCAGAAATTTATTTGTTTTGCATTTATCTGTATAACAAGTGCATTGGCTATAATAATAGATTCTTTTACCGATTTCAGCGGAATGTTAACATTAATTTGTGTTGCTACGGTTATTCTGTACGGCATCATTTTCTTAAAAGGTTCTATTTTCTCTAAGTTTTTCTTACCTATTATAACGTTCGGTTTAATTTTTATAATAAATATATCTGTAAGTACTGTATGTGCTATTGCTTTGCATCATGAGCAGGAAAAGTTATTTATTGAACAAAACAATACACGTTTTTTCTGTATTATTGCAACAAAACTTATTTTCTTTCTTGTAACAAGAATTATTTTAGGACTATTCAATAAAGGAGTTATGCTTAAAAAACAAGAGTGGATCATGATGTCTGGTATATCCTTTATATCATTATTTATTGGAACAACCGTAGTAGAGATCGGGATCATATCATCTAATTTGAATTCGCCGGCATATATATTTTGTTTTTGCGGTATTATCTGCATTGATATTTTTGTATTTATTATGCTTTCTCAAATTACAAAGCAAAATCAAAAAGCAACTGCATTATCATTACTTGAACTTCAGATCGAACAGCAAAAACAGGCGTTGGAAAATATAGATATTATGCAAAACAAAATTCGTCAGTGCAATCATGATCACTTTAATCATATGATGCTTATGCAGGAAATGATAGCCAAAAAAAATTATAAAGAAGCAGAAGAATATCTAAACTCATTGTTAAACAGAAATCCAGAGATGATAATATCAAGTATACAGCTGCCGGATTGTTTTTTAAGATCTGTATTGATGATAAAATTTGAATTATGCAAAAAGAAGAATATACCTATTTAAATTAAAGCTGACGACAGTACACCATCATGTGAATCATTAGATCTATGTATTCTACTGTCTAATCTTTTAGACAATGCCATTGAAGCAAGTGAAAAGATCACTGATCCTAAAATAGAGATAATTTTATCAAAAAATAAAGCATATTATAATATTATTGTAAAAAATAAGATAAAAACATCAATTCTAAAAAATAATATCGACTTAAAAACAACTAAAAATGAAAAACAAAGGCATGGAATAGGAATTCAAAGTATTAGGGAAACAGTTAACCGTTATAACGGCATGATGGAATACTATGAAAAAGACAATTGGTTTATTGCTAATATATGGCTTAAATACACATTGAAAGAAACAAAAATCAATAGAGAAAAAATATAAATAAGTTAAAAACAAAGATTTTTTGGCTGGCAATTTTACAAAATTGCTTATCCGAAAAATCTTTATTTATTTGGGCAAAATCAGATTTTATGAATGCTATATTTTTTATTTGCGAAATTTATATTAAAAGGTTTGCAAATTATCCCATAAATCATACCAATTATCCCAAGTACTTGAAATACATTATTTTTTGTGTTAAAGTATAATACAAGAGGTGAAAAAATGTTAGTTAAAATTGCTTCAAAAATAACATTGATTCTTCATCGCAATAACATTATTTCCAAAGATGAAACTGAAATTTATCAGTACGGATTAGAAATGATTCTTTCTACCATTTTAAATGGCATAATAGTTCTATTATTGGGTGTCTTAATGAATGAACCTTTAGCGGCTGTTATATTTTTTATAATCTTTGCATTAGTGCGAAGCAGCAGCGGCGGTTACCATGCAGATACATATTTAAAATGTAATAGTATTTTTGCTGTGAATTTAATAATTGTTTTACTTTGGGTGAAATTTGCAGCTCCGTTTTATTTTATAGTTTGTCATGTTATATTTATTTTAATTTATTTTATGATGGTTACAAAATATGCCCCTATTGAAAGTCCAAATAAAACATTATCTGATATGCAAAAAAAACACAATAAGGGACTATCTATTATTTATGGGATAATTCTTACAGCAATTTCTTTGATCTTGTGGTATGGATTTGATTTAAAAAAATATGCCATGTTAATTGCAGCAACTATGTTGTCAATAACAATATCAATGGCTATTGTAATTCTAAGAAAGGAAAATGAAACGCATGAAGAATACAATTCTTAAAATAGTTGCTAAGGCAAGTAAAAAAATGGCTGTAAAGGCTCGTGGCAACGCATCTTATTATGGTTTCCATCAGCCAAAAGAACCAAAGTCTCTTAAGAAGTAAGAGTCAGCAAACGGATATATTATATTGGCAAATGCCAGCTAAATATATCAAAACAAACTGCCGTATTGTTAGCCTTTCAACAATACGGCAGTTTTTCTATTTTTATTTATATTTTATAATTATTCAAAATCAAAACCAGATATGTCACTCACCAGAGGAATAAAAATCGGGTCTGCAAAAGCAAGCAGCAAAGTCTGTACATCTTTAGACTCCATAAATGAAAAATCAAAAACAGCACTTCTGCCCAAAATACTTATCTCCATACCTTTATCTGGATCTTTCTTTATCTCAGCCATTGCAGTCTGTGCCGAACTCATCTTATTTCCCGATACTGATGAAACCTCTATCCAACTAAGCAAACCTATGTTAAGCATAATATAGGCTATAAGTATTTTAGCCGCCTGAATAATCTTTCTTTTAATTTTGTATATTCCTCCATATTAAAACAACCATACTAAACAACTTAAAATAATTTAATGCAGATCAAGCAAAACCTCCGCCAAAGCATCGCCCAATAGAGAGCCGGCATACATTGCCTGTTCCAATGTATTGCCGTGAGAACCCACTTCAATAAGTAAACTGCCTGTTGTTAGATCCTGATTATATCTTCTGTAGTCAAAAAGCAAAGGTCGTGTAAGTCCTGGATACATACTTTCCATTTGCTCTTGCAATCGACAGGCAAAACGAAAGTTGAACATATAATTCGGCATATCCATAGTTCCATCATCACATCCTGATATTATCATAACCTGAGCCGACTCTTTTCCATCTATCTCTACTATCGGCTGAGTAATAGAACTTTCTGTGCCTATTGCATCTCTATGTATGTCAAGTACAACCTTAATGCTCGGATTTTCCTCTAAAATTGATTTTACAGTTTCTGCACTGCGTTCATATGCACCTGTATATGATGGATAATCATGTATAGTTTCATCGTGTATAGTAATTATTCCGACATCTCTTAGCTTTTCAGCTATGATCTCACCTACTGCTACAACATTCTTGGTGCTTTCAGTAGTCCTATAATTAAAACTTGGATCAAAAGATTCTCGCACATATGGCTCATATGTTTCAGTGGTATGAGTATGCATTATAAGCACCTGAGGCTTTTCATTTACAGATATTTTAAAAGCTGGCTTTAAAACACTTTCCTGTAATAATTCGCTGTTGGATATAGATGTACTATTCGACACCTGTCCGCCGTTGTCAAGTGAAAAAAACTTATCGCCTGAATATCCGCTTAGTGATGTACGTATTATTTCAGTATCATCATTCACATTCCATTTTTCCGGATAAGGCTTATCACCTTTATTTGTATCATCGGAAGATGTTTCTTCTGATTCCCCTTCTGAATTTTTATCAGCATTGGCATCAATTGCTTCATCACTAAGCGGATTCCATTCTTCTCTCTGCAAATCAACATAGACTTCATTGCAGACATTGCTGAGTATATCTGTTCTATCTTCAGAGTTGTCAATATCGTTATTCTTTTCAGAATAATTTCCATTTAATGACGCACAAATTGCAGCGGCGGCTATTAAAATGCTTACAGCAGCAATTATTTTTCGGCGTAATCTTGCAGCTGCTCTTCGAGAAAGACGCTTTCTCATTCCATCACCTCGTTATTATATCCGTGATGTTTAAGTTTATGCAGCACTGTCAATATTTATGATATATAAATAACCCTAAAGAAAAAAGCCTCCCTTGAAAAAGGAGAGGAACCGCCACTGGCGGTGGAGAGATTTATCATTGTTTTGTTTTTACCATTCCGTCACAGCTAAATCCGTGCCACCTTCCATTTCAGGGAAGGCAATGGGTGAAGGAATTTATAATGAAAAAAGGCTATTGCAACTAAAACCTCTGCAACAGCCCTGTTTTTATTTTTAATTTTTATTTCTGCAATGT